TTCGTCAGCGGGTTTGACAGCATTAAAAACGAACTCATGCGGTCGATTGAATCCAAGTTGGCACGGAGGTACGTCCACAACTTGAAACTCTCCCTTAAACAGAAAGAGAATTTGTTGCCTTCGGCACATAAACGAATCGCAGGATTCGGTATGTTCTATTGTGTATTGTTGCATCGCTTTGGTTTACGCGAAGATAAACGAAAATAATGTACCGCACAAAAGAAAAAGCCTCCCCGCGACAGGGAGGCTCAAAACCAAAGCGACCGGGCAGAACGCCCTTTGCGAGGTCAAAGATAAAAAAACCCCGCGCATGGCGGGGCTGAACTTATTCACATCACTCCTTACGAAGCCTCACCAGTAATGGCAGAGATAACGTCAGAGAATGAATCGTAGAATACAGCGTTATCGTGGAAGCGGGCGTGAGCCAAACGCTCCTCGATGCGTACAGTTGTCAAGTTCTTCTGCACGTTGTCGTTATCCTGCTCGAAGAAACGAACAGAAGGAGCTTCACGCTGGAAGAGCTGACCTTCGCTCATGCTGTCATACACGAAGAAAGAACCAGCGGCCACGGCTGAGGTGTGGCTGATAGGCATTCCGAAGATAGTAGCTACGCCTGTGCCGTTGTCAAAGTAGAAAGGCGACACATACTGTCCGTTGCTACCTTTTGCGCTCATCATCTCGTAGTATTCGATAGGATTCACCAAGATGGTGTTGGCGGTGAACTCCTGAGAAGCGAGGTAAGCGATAGCGGCTGCGATAGCATCCCACTTGTAAGGCTCAGTACCCGCTTTGAATACGATACCCAAATCAGTAGCATCAGCAGCGTTTACGGCCAAGCCTGCGAGGTTGGTTCCTGTGCCGTCACCTGTCAACAGTTGACTGTCTTCCTGGTTGAAGAGCTGTCTGCGAAGCTCGTAGCTCAAGTAAGTAGAGATGCCAGCGATATCGCCCAACATTTGGTTGGAGATGCGCAAGAAAGCAGCGATGGTCTGCGCGTCATAGCTCTGTGCAGCCAAATCGCGGTCGATCTGTGACTTAGCACTACCTTCTGTTTGGTTGGCGGCTGTGCCTTCCCCTCCGGTATCCTTAGGGAAGCGAACAAGCTCACCCGTCATAACGCCTTGGCGAAGGAAGTTACGCACGCGGTTCTTACGCTCAGGCTGTGGAAGGATAGAGAGAACGGTTTCTTCGCCAACTTGTCCAGTAGTGGATGCAGAGAAGGTCATGTCGCCCGCAGATTTGGTGAATAGACCTTTGCTATCCAACTCCACCTTGTGGCCGTTCTTCATGCGAGAGAACTCGTCCTGCTTGGCTACCATAGCATCGTAGAACTTCTGCTCGATAGTCTTTTCAGCGGCTTTGCTTGCGCTCATGCCTTGCTTCTGAAGCTCTTTGAAGCGAACTTCGATAGCGTCCAGCTGCTTTTGAGTTTCTCCGAAGTCCTCGGCCAACTTAGAAGCCTTCTCGTTGTGTTCGCCAATCAAAGCCTGAAGCTCTGACTTCACTTGGTCGCTATACTCGCGTTGACCCTTTTCGATTTGGTCGAGGCGGCCTGTGATCTCACCGTTCAGGTGAGCCAACTGCTCCTTGATGTTCAATTCCTGTGACATTGTTTTGTCAGTTTTTGGTTGAGGTTATTTCGCGCCACATCTTCAAGATGTCCGGCTCGTTCTCCTCCGAGTGCGTAGGCGGCTCTTCGGTTTGGAGTGAACTCAATTCTTTCCGAATTTGAGCGCATTCGATTTCAAGCAAACGGAACGCCTCATCGGTCAAGCCTGTGCCTTTCCGAAGCGTGCGCTCCATGTTTTCAAGTCTTTTAATCACGTTGGCGGCTTGCTCAGGATTCATATCCTTAACGCCAATGGTAGGGGTATCGGGGTTTGCGCCAAATACTACGGAGCTGACCTCCCATAGTTTCACCTCTTTGAATGTGCGAATGCGATCCCAAGGCTTCGATTCATCTTTGATGTCGTCCTCGAATTTCACGCCCTGAAAGCCTACGCTGTGTTCATTGATGATGCCCTCTTCATAGAGTGCTAAGGCATCCTTGCCCCTGTTGCTTTTGGATAGCTTAGAGCGGAACAAAAGCCCGTAATCATCCTCCATAAGCTCCAACAGCTTGCCCACAGGCTCGTAGCTGGAGTGCATCCAAAGGTGTGCAATGCGAGGCTTTCCAGAAGTTGGGCCATTTTCGCTAATCGTCTTGCGGTAGCATCCTTTTTCCATGATGTCACCGTCACTATCGACATTGCCAAATCGAGAAGCATAGCCTGTCACTATGCCCTCTTTCATGTCAACATCTTTGACAATTAGCTCGCCTATGTTCTTTATCGTATAGCTCACGCTGCAAATTTACAAGGGGGCGAAACTTACCTTCCCGAGAAGCTCGCCTGACCATCTGCGCGAACGTGAACAACAGAGCACCGGCAGTTGCACCGGTTGTCTGCCCCTCCCGCAGGATCTCCGGGCTGCGCCATCAGAGTACCGCCTACCGAGAATCTTTCATCCAAGGCCACCTCTTGCCCGTTGGCATCTATGTGCGGCTCTCGTGTTCTGCTGTCTACTTTGGCAAGCCATCGCTTGTTAAGCGTTAGCCCTAGCTCTTGGGCGGTCGTCCTCGCACCCAATGCCGCCCCGTAGTTCTGAGCGGTGATGATTTCGGTTCTTGCTATCAGCTCGCTCCTCCACACGCCAACTTTCCGCCAATTCACGGGGATGCGCTCTTCTAACAGCTTCATAATTTGGGTCAGGTTCATGCCCTTATCAATCCCTTGCGCTATGGTAAGCTGCACCAAGCGAATGGCAATGTTGTTAGATGTGTTTATTATGCTTGTGATGTAGGTGGCCGTCTGTTGCGTTAGGTAGTTGGCCATACCCTCTGTCCAGATGTACTCAAACTGTGGCAAGGTGTCGGCCTTTGTTATCAGGTTGGGTTTATACGCCTTTTCTTCCCTTACTAGGCGATTTCTTTCCCATCGCGCAGCTTCTACCCCTACTTCTTTGTAGAGGTCGTTGAAAGTGCCGATAATGTTATCATGCCGCATAACGGAGCGGACACCGCTTGCCACATCTTCGGGGCGCGAGCTGATTTTGATAAGCTCCATCACGGGAGCTATCTGTGCATCTAGCTCACGCTTGAAACGCTTTCGATATTTGGAGATGTATTTAGCCCTCCACCTATTAACCGCGTTCCATTGGGCTTTCTCCCATTTATTCACGGGGCAGGCTGTCAGCGTTTGCGTTGGCCATCATTTGAGGAATGTCCATGCCTGACAATAGAAGCGGCTGCATTCCCGCGCTGATGTAAACCTCATCCATGCCCTCCACATCCAAAGGCTCCATACCCATCTGTTCGCGCTTTTCGTTTAGGGTAAGCCAATCGGCTTTGGAAAGCCAGTCAGCGAGCTTGCCCATGTCTTTCTGAAGCTCAGGGATATTGGAGGTGACGGATTTTAAGTAATAGCTTCCATCTTTCAAGTCAGAATAGCGGGGGAGCAGCTTGCGGGTATAGTCATCCAACAATCGATTCACAACTGGAAGGATGCTATCCGTCCACGCCATCTGCCGAGCTTCGGCTAGGTTGGTGTATGTCTTGCCTTGTGCGCTATTGAATAGCATATCCTGAAGGCCGAACACGTTGCACATATCGGCTAATGTGAACTCCAAGGTGTCCAAAATAGCCATGTCAACAGCAGAAAGACCGAAGTTTATCCAACCGAGGTCACCAACGGCCGCCATAATCGTACCCGCGTTTTTAGTGCCGCCAAGTTGTCTCAACTTGTCTTGCATCATTCGCTGTTGGTCATCCGTCCATGTGGCAACTTCCGTTGTACTTGTGCCTCGGTCAAACAAAACACCAGGAGGCCCCATGTTATCCAATCCTTTCTTGTTGGCGGTATAGCCTGAATTGCTCGTTTGAATGCTATACCAAGCGGCTCTCATAGGTGACATCCCATACTTCTCTTGCCCCTCGCCCCATAGGTACTGAGCGGCCTTTGTGTGGATGATCTCGTCAAGGGTAAACTGCACCTGTTGGCTATTGCCATAAGTGTAAATCTGATAGCCTCGTACCGGTGTGCGGTAATCCCCACCGATAACCTCCACCCAAGGCGATGGAAGCTGATACATCTCAACGGGCCGCCCCTTATTTACGCCCGCTTCAGGCGCGAGTAGGTAGGTGTAAGAGTTCCCACTCAACGCATAGAATCCTAACGCCTGCTCCATGAATGCCATCTTCCCCTGCTCAGGGTTGGGCGAGTAGAGAAGGTCTAGTACAGGGTGGCTATCGATAGTTTCCTCTTCCCCGTTTGGAAGGCTTCGGCATAGCTGGATGTCTACCTTGCTTCCTTTCTTGGCGATGTAGCTAACAATAGAGTAAACGTCAGCGTTCCTTGCGTAGCCATGTTCAACGTATTTTTCGGGGTTGTCTTCCCTCCACACGGGAGAATCGACACCGATGTAGTACGTCATGGCCTTTGTGAGCTTGTTAAGCAGTTGGTCACGCCCTTGCATAGGTGCATATCCAAAAGCCTTTGCTATTCTATCTGCTATCGTCATACGAAGAATGGGCGAGGTGTTACTGAATTGGCATATCGTATAGCGTCCATCGCGTGGTTAAAAGCGTCTATTGGCCTTTCAGGTGACTTCGGCTTGTCGTCTTTGTCCATCTCCCAAGCGTACCAAACTACCTCTTCCCACACGTTTCTGCTATTTGCAGTTACAAAGATACTTAAGGCCTTGAGTGCGTTTATTCCGTGCCTTACGCTGTCCTTGTGCTTTTTTACCCCTATCGCGTTGAATCCATACTTTCTAAGCTCCGCAATACTCCGAGGCTCTGCGCTGTCACATACTAGCGTGTCTTGGTTGGTCACCCCTGCGGACCGTAGCCGCTCTGCCAACAGGTCAATGGTTAGCCCTTTCTCATAGATTAGCTCTTGGATGTATCGCCTGTCGTTCTTCCGCCCTAGCTTGACAACTGCGGTTGGGTCGTTGGTGAACCCAAAATCGAGGCCAATGGTGATGGAGCTGCACTCTTCCCAGTCTATGTAATCTACCTTTTGGAAGTGGGTGAAGACTTGCCCCTTGCGCCCTGCTGACCTTTGCCCTTCTCCGTAGACCTTCCAATAATCGGGGTCTATTAGCTTGAATCGCTCAATCTCGGCTATCACCACATCCGGAAGGTGCGGGTTGTCTTTGTAGGTGGTGATTAGCGTTTTTGCGTCTGCCCGCGTTTGCACATCGTCATAAATCCAGTGCATGGGGTCGGAAGGGTTAAAGTCGATGATCGCGCAGCCGGTGGTTCTAAATAGTAGCTGATTCCACCCCTCCAGGCTTATCTCGTTGGCCTCATTGACGAATAGGATATCACGCTTTCGCCCTCTCACCTTTTGCGGTTGGTCTAAGCTGATGAACTCAACCATGTTGCCGTTCAGAATGTAGGTGCTTTCTGTCTTGTTGTGGTGGTTGGGGTCGTAAGCCTCGAAGCTGTTCAGAATGTCGATGAAGTCGCGAAGCACCGAACCTCTAATAGCGGGGTATGTAGCCCTCGCTACTGTGATGACCATCCCCGCGTTAGGGTATTTGTAGCAAAGCTCGATAAGAAATTGAATAGCTGAATAGGTCTTGCCCGACCTTGTACCCCCTTGCAATACGAGGATGCGGCTTTGTAGGTAGTTCTCCCGTAAAAATAATAGGTTAGGATTGGCTTTCATTGGTCATCCACGGAGGGAGGATCTTCTTTAGCTCCTCAACGTGAGCGTTCACATTTTGGTCGGGGCGGCCAAACAAACGATCAAGCACCTCCTTTCTAGCTTTGTCGTTCCCTCCCTTCGCATCTTCGATTGCCTTTTCCCAAATCAGCTTCAAATCCTCTTCGCTGATGTTGTCGCGAAAAAAGGTGCGGTACGGATTCTTGCGCCTATCTAACCCTTTTGCTTTGGTGCTATGTCCTGCCATAATAGGTTGTAACTATTATGCAAAACTACAAATTTGCCCGCAGGTCGGCTTTTAACTCTTCGATGTAGCTGAACCTATCCACGTTTGTCAAATGGCATAAAAAGTCACCTTTCGCGTATTGGATGCGCTCTGTGATGCCCTCCTTCGTACACTTGACAGCGTTCATAGCTATTCTCGGTAGTATAGTGACCTCTCGCCCTAGCTTTGACCTCCAAAGCACTTGATGAAAGGCATCTTGTTCCCAACAGCAGCACGAGCGATTGGCGTAAATGCTTTTGTACTTTTCCATCTGCTCGAAATACTGCCAGGCTTCGGGTTTGTTTACCGTCCAAAAGTTACCGCAGCTTATCCACCTTTTGGCCGGGTTTATTGGCGTAGGCTCGCACCAATCGGCAGAGATGGTGAAAGCTGTTTCGCTTGGCATCGGGCAGGCTTTCGGGTTGGTGACGAAGCTATCGGCATCGAGCCAAAGGATAGCATCGTAGGCGTGTAGCTTTTGGCGAATTAGGTCAATCTTCTGCCATGAGGGGTGCGGGTGGCTTGCGTAGTTCTTATCGGTAGCCGTAATAAAATCCCATCCGAAGTAATCAGATAGGGCAGCTTTGCCCTCATGTGTGGCGTAGAGTATTTCCTCCTGCGCTTTATTCGCTCCCGTTAGTATTGCTGCTCTCATTGGCTTTTTTAAGCTCTTGGTAGATGCCTGTAAGTATCTCTTCGATTTTGTTCAGCTTGAAATACCACAACAGCACCTCGCGCCCTACTATGAATAGCACTACGGCTATGACTAGAATTACAATTAAGCCCATTTGTCTATGATTTTGGTTAAGTCGTCAATCCTGTTTCTCCATGTGTGGTTGTCACGGGTGTACTCAGCTACCATCTTGTGATAGCTTGGCGGCATCTCCTGCCCTTTTGGATAGCCGTAAAGCGCAAAGGGGTGATCTTCCATTTTCACTTCGCTCATCTGGCAGATTATCGCCCCGCACGCTTGTGCGCGTAGAACCCTGTCAGAGTAAAAGCGTGGCCTGTTGAAGTGGTCGATGTTCAGCGCATAGCTCGACTTTTGGTAGATTAAAACTTCCTCAGAAGCTGATGTCACGCGGTGGCCGAAGCCTCTCCCGTAGCTTGACAACCCCTTTTGCCTGTAATGCTCAACTATCCTTCTTCGCGTTGCGCTTTCGGGGAATCTATCGATATAATCATTCCCCATAAACACTACCCCCGACCTTTTGCGCTCTTCGTACCGGTAGATGGTGTCATCATAACCGATTTGAAGGAAGTCAGCTCGTAGCCCTTCGCCCGTAAGCGTGTCAACGTCCGTTTGGTTAGTGAATAGGGTCACTTCAAAGTATGGGGCAGCCTCTCTGTACCATTGAATGTCTTCCCGTACATCTCCCGTCCAATTAATAGTGAAGATTCCTTCT